GTCCAATTAGTTAAGATAGCTCTAGGCATAATCGCATTATTAGTTATTTGGTATAAGTTTTAAATGGCAGTAGAGAACCCACAAAATGTAGCAAGGAAAATATCCGAAACTATCCGAAAGAAGAAAAAGATAGTTTTGGGCGATATTTTAGATGATTGTGGTTATGCAGAGTCTACCTGCAAAAAGCCGAAACTTGTAACCGAAACAAAAGCATTTAAAAAAGCAATCAAGCCTTTAGCTGAAGGTTTGGGTAGAGAAATAGAAAAAATAAAAAAAGAATTAGATAGTAGAGATTTAAGTGAAGAAAAATATGCTGAACTTGTAAGGTCTTTAGACATCCTCATAAAAAACTATCAATTACTAACAGGCGGGGAGACAGAACGTTCGGGTATTGTTTTTAATGTGACAAAGTATGAAGGAGATTAGTATTCCTTACCATTTCAAGCCTCGTGAATATCAGTTGCCTTTATTAAAAGCTCTTGATAGAGGAATTAAACGAGCTGTCATAGTTTGGCACCGGCGTTCGGGTAAAGACAAAGTTTGCTTTAATTATATGGTGAAACGAGCTTGTGAACGAGTAGGAACTTACTTTTACTTCTTACCAGAATACTCCCAAGCCCGAAAAGTTATTTGGGATAACATTGATATTGACGGTTTCAAAATGCTTGACCATATCCCATTAGAGCTGAGAAAGAAAACCAACGACACAACTTTAAAGATTGAATTAGTAAATGGTTCAGTTATCCAACTTCTTGGAGCTGATACTTTTGCCAAGTCTGGGGTAGGAACTAACCCGATTGGCGTGGTAATGTCTGAATACTCGGTCAATAACCCTGAAGTCTGGAACTTTATTAGACCAATTCTAACTGTAAACGGTGGCTGGATTATCTTTAACTTCACACCTAGAGGTCAAAATCACGCTTTTAAGCTCTTAGAGATTGCCAGAGCTAACCCTAATGAGTGGTTTAGTGAGGTCTTGACGATAGAAGATACTAAAGTCTTGACCAAAGACGATATGGATAGAGAAAGACGTGACGGAATGTCCGAAGCAATGATTGACCAAGAGTATTATTGCAAGTTTATTGAGAGTGCCACTTCCTTCTACAAGCGGATTGATGAGGTTTGTGTGGCTCAAGAGAAAGTGCCAGACCCTTTGCACTTTTACCAAATGGGTGTGGACTTAGCGAAGTATCAAGACTATACCGCTATCTCCGTGATTGACCTTAATACCTTTGAGCAAGTGTCCTTAGAACGCTTTAATCAAGTGGATTGGAACTTACAAAAAGCCAAGATTGAAGCGGCTTATCACAAATGGGGCAGACCAAGGGGCTTTATTGATGCGACAGGAGTTGGCGACCCGATTGTGGAAGACCTAACAAGGAATGGGGTAGCCCTAGAACCAATTAAATTCCACGAACAAAACCGCAAAGACATCTTAACCAACCTGTCAATCAAGATGGAACAAATGCAAATTAAGCTCTTAAATGACGAAAACCTAAAGAGTGAGCTGTCTTATTTTCAATACGAATTATCAGATAATGGTAAATTAAAAATTGGAGTGCCTGAAGGTTTACACGATGACACTGCCGTTGCCTCCGCTTTATCCGTCTGGGAATTGCCTAATAGCCCAATGCGGAACAATCGCCTTAACACTCCCACTCAAACACAAGGAGTCCAACCATTTTATAGCGACTTAGGCCTATGACCATATCACCTCAAGAAGAATACCTGATTAAGCTTATACGTTCCCTCTCGCCTTACGAGGAGGTGCGAATCGTGGCAGACAAGGAGGGTAAACCAAACCGCTTTCTAATTATCCGCAGTCAAAAGATAATGGTTAGCGAAATTAAAATAGAAAACATTATTTAATATTTGCTTGACATCAAAAAATTTGTTATAATATTAGCAATTAAATAACACTCACAGAAGAACTGGGGTAAAAGGCTAACTGCTTTTTGCCCCATTTAATATTATGGATAACGAAACCCTAATCGCACAACATAAGAAAGAGAAAGATGCTTCTGTCCTGTATAAGGATAGGCGATATAAGCAATGGAATGAGAATTATGCTCTCTATCGGGACAAAGTTATCACCAACCGCTTAACTCAACGCCAAGCTATTAACATTCCGATTATCCGAGAAACCCTACAAACGTGGATTTCTAAGATTGACGAAGCTCCAATGTTGGAGTTTGAAAGCCGTGGTAAAGATAATAAATCCAAAGACGGTGAGATTATCTTAAACGAACTCTGGGCTTATTATTACGACAAGTTAGGCTTAGATATTCTTGATAACCTTGAAAAGAAGGTGGTGGGCTTACAAGGACGAGGCTTTAAGAAGTGGGGTTGGGCTAAAAACGAGATATTCTGTGACCTAATTGACCCTTATGATATTGAAATTGACCCAAATGCTAATCCACTTGACCTAGATTCGGCCTATTACGTTATCCACAAGAACATTTTTAAGCCTTTGCGAATGGTTTTGGCTAATCCGAAGTATGATGAAAAAGCCAAAAATGAACTCAAGAGTTATCTTGACTCCAAAGAGGGCTTACTGGCTTCAGCTCAAAGTAAAGAGGAGTGGGACAAGCGACAAGAGAGGCTAAACACCCTCGGCGTGACTAATTATGATGAGTTTAAAGCTTCTGACGTAATGGTGGAACTCAACGAAAGCTACAAACTCATCTGGCACGAAGACGAAAAACGCTTTGTTCGCCACTTAATTGTCATTGCGGCTGAACACTCTGTCCTCTACAACAAACCCCTAAAGGAAGCTATCGGCATAGACTTTTTGCCGATTGTCTCGTGGATGTATGACCCTGACTTGAATGACCAATGGCCTGATGGCATTGCCGATAATGTTCGCACTTTTAACAAGGTGGTGAATATGTATATCTCGGGCGACTTAGAGAACCGCACCTATCGGAACTTTGGAATGTATTTCTACAATACCCTGAACGGACAATTCCAACCACGTGCCTTTGACCCGAAACCCTTTGGAATGTATGGCGTGCCTGGCAATCCAGCGGAAATTATTCAACAAATGCGGATTGAACCACTTGGCGACACCGCTGAACAAATTACCTTCTTAAAAGACCTTATTCAATCCTCGGTCGCCCAAACCCCAACCGAGCGTGGGGTGCAGGAGAAAGGTCAAACAACTTTAGGTGAAGTCCAACTAACGCTACAACAATCAACTGGCCGTAACGAAGTGGTGGCTAAGAACTACCGCCGAGCCTGGAAACAGTCTGGTGTTATCTTCTATGAGTTAATGAAAGCCAATTCGTCAGGCATTATTACCCTCTACAAGAAGGGCGGTGACGGTAACTACCAACCACGAGACATTTCCCCGTCTGACTGGATTAGTCCCGAAGGTTATGAGTGCAAAGTCGTCTTAAAGAATGAAAAAAATTCCGTAGATGACCTTGACCTAAAGAAATCACAGTTTGTAATGCAAGCCTTCCCTAATAACCCTGTCGCTATCCAAATTGCTCAACGTAAAATGCTTGAAACGCTTGATTGGGATAAAGACGAAATTGACCAAGTTTTCCAAGACCAAGCTCAACCTGTAATGCCCCTAGAAGGCTCTGTAATGCCCCAGGATGTGAGTAACCAACCATTATCAGCTAATCTCCCAACTGTTTAATTATGGACACCTTAACGAAGTATTTACAAAAATTAGGGCTGAAGTCTTATGATGAGCTAAATTCTGAGGAAAAAGAGACATACAAGCAGTGGCAAGAAGCCCTATCGGGTCGCAAACTCACCGACGAAGACGTTAAATCTTTCCTTGAAATTGAGTTAGAGACCGCCATTAGTCGTTTAACGGAAGTTGATTTACCCAAAGAAACGGAGATATTTAGAAAAATGGAGGTGAAAATGATTAGAAATATCCAAAACTTCCTTAATTCTCCCCAAATAGAGAAAAAATTATTAGAAAATCAATTATTAAAATAAGTTATGAAGAAATCAATTATTATTGCGTCTATTGTCTTGGCGGTTCTAGTAGTGGGTGGTCTTATCTACCCTAGGAGTGAAGGTTTGCTAGGTGGCTCAGCCGTTGTGGCCGACAGCACCTTGTATCAACTATCACCTAATCAGTCTAAGCAAGTTATTTTAGATGTGCGAAATGCGAGTGGAGCTTTTTTTGATGTATCAATGACCGCTTCCACCTCTGCCTCTATCCTTAATTGGACGTATGAGTTTACCAACGATGAGGATTGTGGTTTTAACGCTAACCCAACTGCTTGTAATTGGTATGGTGAGGATAAAGTCGGAGCTGGCACGCCTGACTCTATCACCCACTCCTCAACCACTGTGTTACACACTTGGACACAAAACTCAACCACTGCCTCAACAACCAACAAGCGAATTGAGATTGACGGGATTAACGCCAAGTTTATGCGAACCACCTTTACGGCCACAGTCTCAACTAGCACTATTACCATTCAACAGGGAATCAAAATCTAACTATGCTTAAAAAACCAAAACTAGAAGAAGCACCGTGGGCAAGAGTCGGGGGGAAGATTAAAGATGCTTTTGCCGACCAGACCAAGCTTGGAATTGCCAAGAATACAATTACTGGTTTACCTAAAAAGTAGAATTATAAGTTCTTTAATAAATAAATATGAAAGAAAGAATTGAAGCCATCTTGGCTCAAGAGACTCTGAATGAGGCTGACATTGCGTTTGTAATGTCTCACTTAGAGTTTGTGAGTGAAGCTGGCAAAATCCGTCTTGGCT